GAGTTGTTGAGCGTCGACCGAATGATCAAGCTCCCTGGAGGATCTAATGGGAACCATTCTTGAAGATACCAAGAAGGCAATCGGCATTATGCCGGGATATGATGCCTTCGACGACCAGATCCTCATGCACATTAACACTGCACGGATGGATCTCGCACAATTGGGGCCAAAATGCGATGTCCCAATTGAGAAAGATACTGTCTGGACTGTCTTCGACCAGATCGACGACGAGGCAGCCATCAAGTCATACATCGCCATGAAGGTTAAGCTGTTCTTCGACCCACCGGGGAACTCCTTCTTGGTATCGGCATACCAGAAGCTGATCGAGGAGGCAGCATGGCGACTGATCTATCAGACCGAGGGGAAGCAGAGGTAGAAGACCTCGTTCACCACGGCGTAAAAGGCCAGAAATGGGGTGTCATCCGCAAGAAGGCTAGCGCTGGTCGGAAGGCTACCATTAAGGCCATCCAGAAGAGCGGACGATTCACTGCCAACGCTACCAAGACGACTATCAAGACTGCTCGAACTGGGGCAGCTAAAGTTCAGAAGGCGAAGCAGGCTCACGATGCCAGGGTTGCCGGAAAGATCCAGGCCAAGAAAGAAGCCAAGGCTCGAAAGAAGTTCGCAAATCGCGGATACAAGAAGATCAGCGACACCGAGCTCCAGTCTCGAATTAAGCGGCTGGAGCAAGAGAAACGCTATCGGGAGCTCAAGGCCGATCGCCACCTGGTTCGAGGTCGTGAAGTCACTCGATCGATCCTCGAGAACTCTCTGACCAAGGCCGGTACGTATGCGGCAACCAAAGCCATGAAGACGGCCTTCGATAAGTCATTCGATCCCGGAAAGACCGGTAAGTCGGCCGGAGAGACGCTCAAGAAGGCGGCTGAGAAGGCTAAGGAAGCTGCGGAGGCTGCATCTGTGGTGGCCGAGGAAGCTAAGAAGGAAGCTAAGTCTATCGGCGGTCCAGCGCTCAAGAAGGCTCCCGAACGTAAGCAGATCGAGAGGCCTAAGTCGTACAAGCAGACTAAGCCATCGCCAAAGAAGAAGCGGTATCCTCGTAACCCTGGGAGCACTGCTAAGTAATGCTCTCGAACACCGCAGTACCAAAATACTACGGGCAGTTTCGTGACGCAGTCATCCGAGGCGAGATTCCAGTATGCGAAGAGATCTCCTGCGAGATGAATCGCATCGATGCTCTGGTCGCCAATCCGGAATACTACTACGATGACAAGGCTGTAGAGGGCTTTATCGCTTACTGCGAGAACGAGCTCACGCTGTCCGACGGAGCCGACCTCCATCTTCTTGACAGCTTCAAGCTCTGGGCCGAACAGCTCCTTGGCTGGTACTACTTCGAGGATCGTCAGGTCTTCGTCCCATATGAGGACGGAGTCGGCGGTCGATACGAGACCAAAACAGTAAAGAAGCGCCTAACAATCAAGCAGTATCTGATCGTTGCTCGTGGAGCAGCAAAGTCGATGTACATGTCGCTCATCCAGAACTACTTCATGGTGATTGACACTACTACGACACATCAGATCGCTACGGCTCCGACCATGAAGCAGGCTGAAGAGGTGATGGGTCCATTCCGGACCGCTATCACCCGTGCCCGAGGTCCGCTGTATAAGTTCCTGACCGAGGGATCTATTCAAAATACAACCGGTGCGAGGGCTAACCGCCAGAAGCTGGTTGCTACGAAGAAGGGTGTGGAGAACTTCCTCACCGGATCCCTCCTCGAGGCCCGCCCCATGTCCATTGATAAGCTACAGGGTCTCCGACCCAAGGTTTGCACGGTGGACGAGTGGCTTTCCGGAGACATCCGTGAGGACGTCGTCGGTGCACTTGAACAGGGCGCATCAAAGATCGATGATCCGGTCATTCTGGCTGTCTCATCCGAGGGAACCATCCGCAATGCGGTGGGCGACACCATGAAGATGGAGTTGCTCAAAATACTGAAGGGTGAATACATCGCCCCTCACATCTCAATTTTCTACTACAGACTTGACGACATCAAGGAAGTAGCAGATCCTGCTATGTGGGTGAAAGCCCAGCCGAACATTGGCATCACTGTCTCTTACGATCGGTATCAGCAGGACGTCGAGCGTATGGAACAAGCCCCTGCTGCTCGAAACGACATCCTCGCTAAGAGGTTCGGGATCCCCATGGAGGGATACACGTACTTCTTCACTTACGAGGAGACGATCCCGCACAGGAAGAATACCTTCTGGAACATGCAGTGCGCTATGGGCGCCGACTTGTCCCAGGGTGACGACTTCTGTGCGTTCACCTTCCTATTCCCATTGAGGAATCAAGCTTTCGGCGTAAAGACTCTGGCATACATTTCCGAGCTGACGCTCATGAAGTTGCCCGGTGCTTTGCGGCAAAAGTATGATGAGTTCATCCAAGAAGGAAGCCTCCGAGTTATGGAGGGTACCGTCCTGGATATGATGGAGGTCTATGAAGATCTAGACCAGTACATCGACGAACAGAAGTACGACGTCTCAGCATTTGGGTTCGACCCGTACAATGCCAAGGAGTTCGTAACCAGGTGGGAGCAGGAGAACGGACCGTACGGTATCGAGAAGGTAATCCAGGGTGCTAGGACTGAATCAGTCCCCCTCGGGGAGCTGAAGAAGTTGGCCTCTGAGAGACTTCTCATCTTCGACCAGGAACTCATGTCATTCACCATGGGGAACTGCGTCACTCTCGAGGATACCAACGGAAACCGGAAGCTGCTGAAGAAACGCTCGGAAGAGAAGATTGACTCAGTAGCCGCTCTGATGGATGCCTTCGTGGCATACAAGATCAACAAGGAGGCATTCGAATGAGCAAGGAGGTGAAATGGGTCTTAGTGATCGATTGAGCCACGCCTGGAATGCGTTTACCCGATCGCCGGACAAGAAGAACTTCACTCCTGAATATGGAGCGTCATTCTTTGGTAATCCGAGCGTGAATTACCGCCCCGTTGTTGGGGATCAGACGATCGTCACCAGCATCTACAACCAGATTGCTATCGACGTTGCGAATGTTCCTATCCGACATGTTCGGACAGACGACAATGGTAATCTCAAGAGCTACATCAACAGCGATCTTGATGACTGCATGTCGCTCAGTGCCAATATTGACCAGACAGGACGTGGGTTCTTCCAGGATCTCGTCCTTACTCTGTTCGAAGAGGGCGCAGTAGCGATTGTTCCTGTGGATACGAACGTCAACCCCGACATGACTCAGGGATACGACGTCCGTTCTATGCGCGTCGGTAGTATCATTCATTGGTACCCTCGGCACGTTCGAGTCGAAGTCTACAACGACCAGACTGGACAGCGGGAACAGCTGACTCTTGAGAAAGAGTTCGTAGCGATCGTCAACAATCCGCTCTACAGTGTGATGAATGCTCCGAGCTCTACGCTGCAGCGACTCACTCAGAAGCTGCATCTGCTCGATGCGATTGATAGGCAGTCTGGATCCGGTAAGCTGGACATTATCATTCAGCTTCCATACGTTGTCAAGACTGAGCTGAAGAAGCAGCAGGCCGAGGCACGGCGAAAGGCCATTGAGGAACAGCTCGCTGGGTCGCAGTACGGTATCGCCTATACCGACGGTGCAGAGCGAATCACTCAGCTGAACCGACCATCTGAGAACAACCTCATGAGCCAGATCCAGTGGCTCACTACGCAGCTGTACAACCAGCTAGGAATGACCGAGGATGTCTTCACCGGCAAGGCCGATGCTCGACAGATGCTGAACTACCAGAACCGAACGGTTCGTCCAGTTCTGAAGGCGATCACGGATGCCATCACCCGGACTTTCCTCACAAAGACTGCCCGAACGCAGAAGCAGCGGGTAATGGCAATCGAGGATCCGTTCCTCAACGTCCCGCTCGAGGAGATGTCCAAGCTGGTCGACTCCGTTAAGCGTAATGAGATTGGTACTGCTAATGAGCTTCGACCGAAGTTCGGCTGGGCCCAGTCTGAAGACGAGACGGCAAACCAGTTGGTGAACTCCAACATCAATCCGATGGGCGAGGAACAGCCGCCTGGCGAAGAGCCGGTCGACGACGTCCCTGCATCGGAGGTACCAATTTCCGAACTGATGGAGAGTAGTCAAAATGGCAGTTAAGTGCGATTTCTCTGGCTACGCCACGAAGAACGATGTTCGGTGCTCGGATAACAAGGTAATCCGGCACGGGGCTTTCGCGGCGTACGACGGGAAGACTGTTCCTCTCGTTTGGCAGCACAAGCACGGCGACGTAGAGAACGTCCTCGGGCATGCCGATCTTGAGGTTCGAGACGATGGGGTTTACGCCTACGCCCATCTGAATAACACCGACCGTGGCCGGACCGCTCGAGAGATGGTCAAGAACGGCGACATCAAGGCGATGAGCATCTACGCTACTCACGTCCGGGCTCGTGGCAACGACGTTGTCCACGGTGAGCTCGTCGAGGTCAGCCTGGTGCTCCGTGGCGCCAACCCTGGTGCTCTCATTGACCAGGTCTCCATCGAGCATGGTGACAACGGCGATGAGATCGAGGCTGTCATATATACTGATGCACAGCTGGACTTCGTCTCTCACGGGTTTGACGATGACGAAGAGGAAGACTTCGAGGTGGAGGAGACGGATGACGTCGAGCACGCCGAGGAGGAGCCTGAGGCCGATGCTGAGGGCGACGAGGATGACCCCACTCTCGGGGAGATCTTCGACGGAATGACAGAGGAGCAGAAGACGGCGGTTTATGCCATCGTCGGGCAGCTCGTGGATTCCGTAGATGAAGAGGCGGAGGAGTCCGAGACCGATGAGGTCGAAGATACCGCCCATTCCGACACTACTACTGAGGAAGACGACTTGGCTCACAAGAATGTGTTCGAGGGCTCCACTGTCACTGAGGAGCTCCCTGTCCTGACCCATGCTCAGGTTGAGACCATCTTCGAGGACGCCCGTTCCGGCGGCTCCCTGAAGCAGGCTATCCTGGCTCACGCTGACGCCTACGGCATCAAGCAGATCGAGACGCTGTTCCCCGAGGCCAAGGACCTCTGGAACACTCCCGAGTTCATCAAGCGCAAGACCGATTGGGTTAATTCCGTTGTCGGTGGTGCTAAGCACTCGCCCTTCTCCCGCATCCGCACCCGCTTCGCCGACATCACAGCCGACGAAGCCAGGGCTAAGGGTTACATCAAGGGTAACAAGAAGGAGGATGAGGTCTTCACCCTCCTTCAGCGCGTTACCTCTCCGACCACCATCTACAAGAAGCAGCGCCTGGACCGTGACGACATCCTGGACATCACCGACTTCGACGTCGTGTCCTGGATTCGTGGCGAGATGAAGATCATGATCGAGGAGGAGCTCGGTCGAGCCGTCCTCATCGGTGATGGTCGTCAGGCCTCCTCCAAGGACAAGATCAAGGAGGACTGCATCCGCCCGATCTACAAGGAGGACAGCCTCTACGCTCCTCGCGTCGTCCTGGCCAAGGAGACTACTACCGAGGACGTCCTGGACTCCATCGTCCGAGCTATGGACGACTACGACGGTGCTGGAAACCCGACCTGGTTCGCCGAGCCGCACATGGTCACCGAGATCCTGCTGCTTAAGGACAAGATGGGTCACCGTCTGTTCCGAAGCGTCTCCGAGCTTGCTGACTACGTCGGTGTCTCGAAGATCGTAAAGGTCCCGCTGATGAAGGGCCTGCAGCGCACCTCTACCAAGAACGGCGTTGTCGACGCCCTCGGTATCATCGTCAATATGTCCGATTACACCATTGGTGCGGACAAGGGTGGCCAGCTCTTCGCGGCTGAGGACTTCGACATTAGCTTCAACCAGTACCACTACCTGCTGGAGACCCGCCTCTCCGGTGCGCTGACTCACCCGAAGTC